AATACAATTTACAAAGAAGCAAATTGATGAGTGGATCAAGTGTAAAAATGATCCTATTTACTTTGCGATGAACTATATAAAAATCATCTCTCTTGACGAAGGTTTGGTGCCTTTTGAGATGTATGATTTTCAAAAAAAGATTTTGAGTGATTTTCATGAAACAAGATTCAACATCGCAAAGCTCCCAAGACAAACAGGAAAGTCTACTACTGTTGTCGCTTATCTTCTTTATTATGCAATTTTTTACGATAGTGTTAATATTGGTATTCTTGCAAACAAGGCATCTACCGCTAGGGAACTGCTAGGAAGACTGCAACTTGCTTACGAGAATCTACCAAAGTGGATGCAGCATGGTGTATTGGTATGGAACAAAGGTAATGTGGAGTTAGAGAATGGCAGTAAGATATTGGCAGCTTCTACATCTGCGAGTGCTGTCCGAGGCATGTCGTTTAACATTCTCTTCCTCGATGAGTTCGCATTCGTTCCAAACCATGTTGCGGAGCAATTCTTTGCCTCTGTTTATCCTACTATTACTTCTGGTAAATCAACGAAAGTAATTATTATCTCTACGCCTAATGGCATGAATCACTTCTACAAGATGTGGGAGGATGCTAGGAGAGGTAAGAATGATTATACTACTAATGAAGTTCACTGGTCTCAAGTTCCTGGCAGAGATGCCAAGTGGAAAGAAGAGACAATTAAGAACACATCTCCAAGACAGTTCGCACAAGAGTTTGAATGCGACTTCCTTGGATCTGCTGATACTTTGATTAGTCCAGCAAAGTTACAAACTATCCCATTCGCAGACCCAATTAAATCAAATGCTGGACTTGATATCTATGAGAGAGTCGAAAAGGATCACGAATATATTATTACTGTCGATGTTGCCAGGGGAATTGGTGGCGACTATTCTGCTTTCCTCGTGTTTGATATCACCACGATGCCGTATAAGATCGTTGCAAAGTACAGAAATAATGAGATTAAACCTATACTGTTTCCCTCAGTAATCTTTCAAATTTGTAAAGAATATAATAACCCATACGTTCTGGTAGAAGTAAATGATATTGGTGATAGTATCGCTGCTACTCTTAATTACGATCTTGAATATCCTAATGTACTTATGTGTGCGATGCGTGGTAGAGCAGGTCAAGTCGTGGGGCAAGGATTCTCAGGATCAAAAACACAACTAGGTGTTAAGATGAGCGTAACGGTCAAGAAGATCGGTTGCTCTAATCTTAAAGCTATTATCGAAGAAGACAAATTAATATTCAACGACTTCCAAATTTTCCAAGAACTTACTACATTCGTACAGAAGAAGCAAGCATGGGAAGCAGATGAAGGATACCATGACGATCTTGTAATGTGTATGGTTCTCTTTGCGTGGTTAGTCATGCAAGAGTATTTTAAAGAGATGACAGATCAGGATATCCGAAGAAGAATCTATGACGAACAACGTAATCAAATAGAACAAGACATGGCTCCATTTGGTTTCCTTGATGACGGTATGGGTGATGATACTTTTGTTGATGGAGATGGAAACCTTTGGGAATATGGAGACAAGCAAGAAGAAGTCGGATACATGTGGAACTACTAATGAATATTGAAGACCAATTTTCATTAGAACATATTCTATTCAAAGAAAGAAAATGTAGATCATGTGGGATTAAAAAAGATCTTATAGAAGATTTTTATCTTACGCGAAAAACTAAGAAAGGACATCCATCAGCATACGCATATGAATGTAAGGAGTGTACTGTCAAAAGGGTTATGGAATCTAGAAAAAAGAGAGATCCATTTACCGATTGGGGATATCCAGATTGGTAGTTCATGTATTGTTCACCACCTCTGAAGGATTCAAAAATCTAAATAGATTTAGATAAAATTGATATCTAAAGAGGTATAAAACATGGCAAGTCAAGTCTCGCCTGGTGTTGTTATTAGAGAACGTGATTTTTCCAATGCTGTTGTAGTAGGAGCCACCGCTATTCGTGGTGCTATTGCTTCTTCATTCCGCACTGGTCCAGTAGGCAAAATTGTAAACATTGGTTCCGAAAGAGAACTTATTGATGTGTTCGGCACACCATCCGAGGCTAACGCTGGAGATTGGTTGGTTGCTGCAGAATTCCTTCGCTACGGCGGACAACTCGCAGTTGTTAGAGCAACAACTGGTGTTTCAAATGCTACCGAAAGTGGTAGTGGTGTTCTTATCGGTGATAAGGATGCTTTCGATGCTGGCGTAACTTCCGAGAAGTTTGCTGCTCGCTATGCTGGTGCTGACGGCAACAACCTTAGAGTTGTAATCGTTGACCGTGGCGCTGATTATGTCATCGCAAAAACTGGTCATGGTTTATCAGTTGGTGGCACGTATACAGACGATTCTGCTGTAGGACACGAAGTGTATGAAGTTATTAACCCTAATAGTTTCTCCATTGTAAAAGGTTCTGCTGTTCCAACTCCAGCAGCTGGTGATACAGCAACTGTTTGGGATTACAATTCACAAGCAATCGATACAACTGGTTTAACTTACAAAGCAATTGGTCCTCGTCCTGGTACTTCTGCGTATGCCGCAGAGCGTTTCCTTTCAAATGACGAAGTACACGTTGCTGTTGTTGATACAGCAACCAATACTATTGTTGAGAGACTAACGTATCTCACAAAATTAACTGACGGCAAAACTCCAGAAGGTGCTTCATCTTATTGGAAGGATTATGTAAATCAGTATTCTCGTTACATCTATGCTGGTGCTTCACTAGCAGCAGATGATACAACAGCTGTTGGAGAAGATCCTGGTGCAACGGCAGCATCTTATGGTGCTACTAATGCTTCCCCACTAGCACTGTCAAGAATCTTATCTACGGCAGGTGGTGCTTTAACTGGTGGTGCTGATGACTACGCATATACTGCTGGTGAAATCCAAGCAGCATATGATGAGTTCCTAGATACAGAGCAAACAACTGTTGACTTCGTTTTGATGGGTGGCAATGCTGCTAACGAAAACGATACTGTTTCTAAAGCACAAGCAGTTGCTGCTATTGCTAACAGCAGAAAAGATTGTGTCGCATTCCTTTCTCCTTGGACTGGTACTCAAGTAGCTACTTCTGGTGGCAGTGCTTTGACTCCAGCACTACAACTATCAAACACAATAGCATTCTTTGATAACATCAGTTCTTCTTCATATGTTGTTCTAGACAGTGGTGTTAAGTATACATACGATCGTTTCAATGACAAGTATCGTTACGTAGGTTGTAACGGTGATGTTGCTGGTGTATGTGTTTCAACTTCTTCTATCCTTGATGACTGGTTCTCTCCTGCTGGTCTAAATCGTGGTGGTATTCAGAATGTTGTAAAACTTGCTTTCAATCCAAACAAAGCACAACGTGATGATCTTTACACAAATAGAGTAAACCCAATCGTCTCAATGGTCGGTTCTGGTCCTGTTCTATTTGGAGATAAAACTGCTCTTGCTTCACCTTCCGCATTTGATAGAATCAACGTCCGTCGTTTATTCCTCAACGTTGAGAAGAGAGCAAAAGGACTCGCAGAAGGCGTACTCTTTGAGCAAAATGACAGCACAACTCGTGGAGCATTTGCTGCTTCAATGACTTCATATCTTGCTGAAGTTCAAGCACGTAGAGGTGTTACAGATTTCTTGGTTGTTTGTGACGACACAAACAATACTCCAGAAGTCATCGACAGAAATGAGTTTGTCGCTGAACTCTACCTCAAGCCTACACGCTCCATCAATTATGTAACAGTTACAGTAACTGCTACTAAGACGGGCGTTTCGTTTGCTGAAGTCATCGGTAGATGATAATTAATTATAGAGAAAAAATTACGAGATAAACAACAATGGCACTGTCAAACGTTTCTAGTTTCTTACAAACTATCGGTCAGGGCGTTAAGCCCAACATGTTCTTGGTGGATGTTCAATTCCCCGATTCCCTTTCAAAAGGTGGCGAGGATTTAAACCTTACAAATATTCTTTGTAAGTCTGCTGCTCTACCAGGTTCAAATCTAGGTGTGATCGAAGTTCCTTTCAGAGGAAGAACAGTCAAAATCGCAGGTGATCGCACCTTCGATACATGGTCTGCTACTTTCTTCAATGATAAGGACTTCAAACTTCGCGCATTCTTTGAAGAGTGGGCAAACAACATCAACACCCACGAAGCAAATACTTCACCTCTCTTCACTCCATCAACCACTTCTGGTTACATGGCAGATCTTTCTGTCAAGCAACTTGAAAAAGATGCTAGCGAAGAAGGATCAATTCTCAGAGAATATACTCTGAAGTACTGCTTCCCAACTAATGTTTCTCCTATCGATCTTGCTTATGATAGCAATGATCAGATTGAAGAATTCACTGTTGAGTGGCAGTATTCTTACTTCACTGCTCAAGCAGGATCCAGAGATGGTGTTTCTGGCATTGGCGTGGTCTGATAAATAGTTGGAAGCGCACAAGTTAAATAGATAATCATGAGTCAGTTATTTGGCTTCCAAATTAACAGAAAAGAGGGGCAGCGAGGTCAATCTCCTGTCCCTCCTTCTGCTGAAGATCCAGTTGCAGTAGCAGCAGGTGGATATTATGGAACGTATGTAGATACGGATAATCAAGCTCGTAATGAGTTTGAGATGATCCGTCGTTATCGTGATATGGCAATTCATCC